ATCAATAATACTCTGGTAATTTGTTGATATAAATACGCCGTGGTTGAATACATAAGGATCTCCAACAATATTTATGGGCAATGACTTGTTTGCAAAATTAGCTGAAAAATACCCGTTTATAACGCTATGCGTCTACGCTTCTATAGAATATGTGGGCATTGTGCAAAATCAAGACGATGCTATAACTACAATTTACGACTTTGGCGTTATACAAGATCTGGAGCAAAAAAAAATATTTTTGGAACTGGCCAGTGTTTGGTGGTGGGAAAGTAACCATAGTGTACCTATCAATATATTTCTCAAGTCAGACTGGGAACCATTTAGAAACTCATTGAAAACTTTTAGCAACAAAGATCTTGCAATATTACACGGGCCTGTGTGTAGCCTAATAGAGATGAGCAGAAAAAAAAGCAAAAGAAAATCAATTACGTTAGTGAAAAAACTTGACTGATACAGTATTTTTAAAAAAATTCTATGTTGTTACCGGAATAGGCGGTGCTCGGCACGGATTTGTAGCAGGGTGGTTAGGAACTCTACCAGATTTTATTGACAATCAATGGTACATTGATCTCGAAACTGGACATGCCAACGGATACATGAGCGTGCTGTCCGAATTAGATCAAGGTATGTTGTTTGCAGATTTTTTAAAAAATAAAAATTTGTTATTTTCTTCTGACGCAAAACAATGCCTAGCAGGACAGTGTCATGGTATTAATCTTGCAAGATCAGTCACAGATATCAAAAACAAACATGTCACTGTAGTCGATATAGACATTAGCAATGTGGATCCTAATCTAATTGGGTGGGAATTTCTGGTTAAAACGTATCTTAGAAAAAATCGCAGTAAACACAATTGCGAAGAGAAAATTCTTTGGAACATTGATAAAAAAATTAATATCTCAAGTGAATCAATTACTGATCTACACCGCATTGAAAAATTTAAATCGCTAGCCGAAACATATAATACAATGTCCAGAAAAATGGACAATATTGATGTGATATCACTTGATTATACAAAATTATTCTGTCAGAATGGCAGCAGATATCTATGCAATCAACTTGAATTAGAAGTTAAAGATTTATATCATAAACACTGGAACTGCATGTTACCATTTTCAAAATCGCCCGATAGCCTGAGTGTATGGGGGCATACCTGGAACAAACTGGATTTTTTTAATTAAGCAAATTCATATGCAGTGATACTAATGCGGCATAGCTTATAGCATGTGATTTTTTAAATGTGTAACCTTTACTGTCGTCCCCGTCCCATACAGAATCAAATATTTCTTCCCATGAGCGATTTTGCAGGTGTGATTTGCCGGGACGTATAACACTGATAAAAGCTGCCATCCTGGGTATACTGTCTGGTTGCATGGACTTCAACAATTCAGTATAGTTTCCTATATGTACCAATTGACTGGCCCAGTTTGAGTCTTGCCATAGTTTACTCCAGGGCGGAATTGCTGACAACATATTTTGATAGTGATCGTTGTCAGCAATTAGTTGATACACGCCCATATTTAAAAAATCTATTTTAAAATATCCTCGACGTTCTGCAATTTTGTAATCAATAGCTGCGCATTGATTTATAGGATCCCATGGTATATCAGTTACATAAATTCCAGAATTGTGCTGTTGTGTTTTTTGTTGTACTGTTTGTCGAGCAGGAACATGCCGGATTAACTGTAAGATATGCTCTCGATTGGCAAAATCAATATCAATGTCTGCGCTCATTACCATCCTGCCTTGGTTAATATATCTTTGGTATACTCTTGGTCGGCTGGATAGTCTCGAAATTTTTTCATCCAAAAATCAGAATCAATGTAGGGCCAGACCATCGCAATCTGTTCCGAAGTCAATTCAGACAAAAATTTCTGCCCAGATTCAGAATTATATATAACCCAAGGACTTATACGTCCAGCAGTGACTGCATAACAAACTGCATTTGAATTTCCGTATCTCAAACAATCATGTGCAGGATTGCTAGTTTGTTCTTGCCATGCGATACCAAATTCTATAGCCCTAGCCAAGGCATCATTGACATTTTCCACCCGCAAGTAGTCTAACAAATACTCTGTATAAATGCTGTCTCGACACCAATGATCAATTTTTTTATTTTGTTTAAGCACAAACTCGATAAATCTTGCAGGATTTATTGCTCGTATATCTACACAATAACGACCAAATTTTACAAATGCTCGATAATATGGACTATCTGCAAAATCATCAAATGTTTTTAACTTTGCCGAACCTTGTGTTAATTGATAAAATTTTAAGTATGCTTGCAACCCAAGTTGAACTCCACGCTCGCTCTGTTCTTGCCTGCGACGGCGTGGTTCACAACTATGTACTGCAAGACTAGATTCTTTTACAAAATCTTTCCGACAATACTGGCAAGTATAAACTAGTTGCATTTATTTAAAAAATTTCTATATGCTTGTTCTACCAAAGTCAGATCAGTATCTGTAACAGTAGAATCATGTACGCAAATAGGATGTTGGATGCTTATAAATTTATTCCATTGCGTTACTAAATTATCTCTATTGATATTACAATTTAATTTAAATAAAGTATTAATGTCTGAAATTGTTTTTTCAAACAAGTCAAAATTATAAAAATTATCCATTGGAAGAGAAAACACTGTGTTTGTTATTTTTAAATTTAAGTCAGGCAAAGTTCGGTAACAGGCTACGTTTTCTAATTTATAAGAATATCCGTGATTTATAAATATATCTTCTTCTATTATTTTTAATATTTCAAGTTGACTAAATGTATGTTGGCTCGGCGATAGTGTTATATTTTTTGCAACATCGTTGTCAAACATCGGTAATTTGTTTATTTGATTACAAATTTCATAAAAATTTTCAACAAAAAACTTGTTATTTGTTAGTTGTTGGTGTGAGTATTTTCCTACATTAAACCAATAGTTAACATAGAGACGAAACCATATAGTTTTAGTCACATGTATTTCAATAATAGGAATATTGCCAATTTGAGCAATTGGATCAACTAATGTTCTATCTTTGTCCTCTCGCTGATCCAATGACCATGTTGAAGGCCAAAAAATATGTTTATTACCGACAAACATATCTAGTGTTCGTTTGTCAACTTCGTAATCCAAGAAAGGCATACCAGGATACCGTCCTTGCCAAAATGCTGGAGGTGTTAGCATAGAGTGATGATAATTTGTTTCTAAATAGTTGCTTATTTTTAAATTATTATACAATATAGAATGTAATGTAGTAACTAAAAAATGGCCGTGGGACCCAGGATAGTAGTCAACTAATATCACACGATCTTGTATTTCTCTTATGGTTGTCATTTTTTAGTGTCTTGACCTAGTAAACGATAATGTTCGTCAATTTCTTTTTGTGAAATTAATTTGCTTAGTACGTCTGCGTCAGATCCTTTCATATTAGGAAATATTGTTAGCAATTGTTTTTTCTTTGTACCTGCATTGGCTGCATTTTCATCTTTTTTCTTAGGGCTTATCCATTGATGTCTGTGTGCGCCCATGCCGGGGCTAACACTACTAGCACACAACCATTGTAACTGTGGGTGCCGGTTGATGGTAAAAAAATGTTTGTTTAATCTTTCGTTGGTGCTGATTAAATAAAACTCTTGCAGATCTCTTGATCCTTGCACACTACTACCCCAACGAATCATTAAAAAATTACTAAACTTTTTCTTTTCTTCATCAGTGAGATCGGCGTAAAAGTCGCGATTTTTTAAATCAAATTCACGCATTTCATTTGCAATATTGAGTTTATCCATGACCTACCACGCTTTATTGTAATCTACAATTTCACAATTGCGGCTAATATCTTTAACAAAATACACACATTCAGGCTTATTGCCATCTGTTAATGGAACACACAACATCTGTCCATTTTTTAATTTAGGAGCATACCATGTTACTTCCTGATATACGTCTAAGATTTCAATATCTGGAAAACTGGGTCTAAAACTACTAAGCGGATTAAATTGAAAAACTTTGAATCCTCGATCATTTATACTAGTTAACGGCAGTACTTCCAAATCGCCTAAATCTGGCTCGCCTATTAGTATCTGCCAATCCATGGGCATTTTTATTCTGTGCTCACCTATTCTGAGTACTAGCGCAGGAGAAGTAAAACTTTCTAAAAATATCAGTGGTATATAGTGATAGTCCGGATCAGCTGGAGTTGAATTGTCTAAGATTGCAAACCGCATATCCTCGACTTCATCTGGAAGTTGATCTAGTTCATAGTGTTCGTTGTCAAGTGTTAGTATTCTCATGTATCTAGTATAGCATGTTATTCACTGAAAATGCAACCTCTTATTTCCATTCTAACTTTTCTTGTGTAAAAGGATAGTTGGCTTCTTTGTAGAACTGTTTACGTTTGGTTAAATGACGTTTGGCAAACTTGCATGTACTGGTAATATCCCAGATTTCTACATGGTCTTTGTCTTCTGCTTTCCGAATTCCGCGTCCAATTGATTGTATAACGCGAACAAAGCTTTTTCCGGGCTCCAAAAGGACCAAATTAAATATCCTAGGAAGGTTAATACCAACAGCGGCCACACCGTAAGTCGCCACAATAATCTTG